AAGCATATACATCTTGTTTGTATAATCTTAGTATTAAATCTAAACTATGTTGTAAACTTTTCTTTGTTTCTTTATTCCATTTGTAAACATCACAATGTAAAAATAATTTGTCCTCGTACTGTTCTGTAAATATTGTATAATCTTTATAAAGTATTACAGGTGTTTTCATTAAGCAGTTCTTTTCCACATATATACAACTATGTAAGGTTGTAAGTTAGCATCTGTACCACTAGAACCAGCTGATGCTATAGATGTAGCAACAGTAACTCCTGTTGTTTTAGTTTCTGTAAAACCATGCGGGTCTCCACTTCTTAAACCATTAGGGCCATCAGCAGTTCCAGATGACCCATAACTTGGGAACTCTGTACCTTGAGCAGATAAATGTTTGTGTCCGGGGTCAGTTACTGTAGAAGTTGCTGTATGTGTATGACTTACTACAATAGCATCTGCACTACCACCTGTTTCTTCTAATGTATCAAATGCTGTATCACTACCATCTATACCTACCATAACACGACCTGCACCAAATGATACCCAAGTACCAAAACCTAATAAGGTTGCGGGGTTAGTAGCTACTGCTGCTTGTGTGTATATAGTCCCTACTGGAAATAAAGCTGCTTTAGCTGCAGCAACTGCAGTAGTGATAGCAGATGTTACATAAGCTGTAGTGCCTATTTGTGTTGAATTAGTAGCAGCACTAGCTGTTGGAGCTGTTGGTGTACCTGTTAAAGCAGCATTATTAGTATCAGCTTTACTGTTTACTGCTGTCTGTATGGCATCAAATTCATCATCTATCTCTGTACCTTTTACAATCTTATTTGCATTACCTGTAGATAACGCATCCTTTGCTGCAAAGTCTGTTGTTTTTGAATAATTACTCATTATATAATCCTACCCTGTTTAGTGTAAATGTCTAGTTTTTGAACGCTTAATAACGCCCCATCTATTGTTGTTTCAATACCAAGTTGTACTATTGAACCTGAACCTGATATAGAAGAATCAAGTCTTTCCAAAGAAATACCTGAATGATACTCTGCTATTGTTGCTGCATTACTTCCGTACTCAGCTATACCGTACTCTGATACTGCTGATTGACTTAAAGTAAATGGAAAACTAAAATAATTAGTTGTATAATCAAAACCACACTTTAAAGTAAAAGGTTGTGATGAACTTCCAATAGCTGTAACTGCTGCTCTCTTTATTAATTTAAGTATATTAGGTTTATTAAAATCAAAATGATTAGTAAAGTATGACATGGTATATGCACTACCATTATCGTTATAACCACTATACTCAGCTATACCATCTGTTTGTGTTAGATACATAACTTTACTAGTAGCATCATAAACATAATCAGTATGACTTAAATTATTCCAAGTAGTTACTCTTAATGAAGCATCTTCTAAAGTACCCCTAGTATCAAATAAAAATACTTGTGCTGCTTCCGGTAAACTAATTAAATAAAAAGCTTCTTCAGGAAAGTAACAAGATTTAACTAAACCTAGGTCACTTTCTCTATTAACTATATCCATAAATGTATCTCTTACATTTTTAGATAAATCATTTAATGGTTGAGATTTTTCTTGTATTGTTCTACCTAATGAACGTAATCCAGTTGCCGATAAAAATACAATATCAGTTCCTGTATTTTGAATACTATCTCTAGCTATACACCCTACCCCTGAAATAACCTCAACTAAAGTTAAAGAAGTTGTACTAATAGTAGATGCAAAGTTATCTCCATCTGAATATATAATAATATGGTTTTTACAAAATATAATTAAGTTACCATTCATTTCACCTAAACCAGTAATTACATCTTGACCTTTAGGTAAAACTCCAGCTATGTTTAAAGAACCAGAACTACCTCCACCCCATTTATATCCATGTAATAAATCAGTAAAGTATACTGTAGTTTTATTAGTTGTAGTATCAGCAGCCCATAAACGACCAAAGGCTGACATAACTATATTAGCTTCTGGTGGTGTTCCTGAACTTCCTGTGTGTTGGTCTATACTTTTAAATTCATTAGGTGTAGTTTCATTTGTGTAATATAAAGGTTTATAATCTCTTTGGAAGAAATATGCTATATCGTTTAGTGTTGCACTACTCCAATTACCAGCACTAATAGTATCAGTAGTAGTAGGGGTGCGTTCTGTTAATGTAGCCAGTCCTGTATAAAATTTAGTACTAGACCAAGACACTAAAGTATTAGTTCCTGCTATATCTAAAAAGGGGTGCATACCTTTTAAGTTAACACCTGTACCACCGGAAGTAGTACGATATAACCAACCTTTTCTTGCACCTAATCTACCAAATTCATCTATAATACAGTTATTAGCTTCTAAAGCAAAGCTAGGGTCATTAGCTACACTAGACTCTTGGGTATTTAAACCTAAGAATGCTGGGGCTACTAATGATGCTGTTAATATTTGTTTTGACATTATTTAATAATTCCTAAGTAATTAAGCTTCATACCAAATACTTTCTTCTGGGTGTTTAGCTGCATCTAAAGCTATAGCATCTTGTAAGGCATTGTTTGCTCTAGCATATGCACTTGTTGTAGTAGCACCACCATCTTCTCCACGTTCTTCTACAGCTAGTGCATAAGCTAATAGTTCAATAGGTTTAGTTGGTACGCTAAAAGTATCTGCATCACTTTCTAATTCTGCACTTCTTAATATTACATTAAAGTAAATCGTATAAGCTTTATCAGGTATTGGATATAAATCAACTTGTGTATCCCCGTCAGAACTTATACCGTTAAAACAATAGTAATAGGGTGAGCCTGTTGCTGGTTCTGTATTTAAAAATAAATTATTAAAATCATGTGAACTTTTTTGTTTTAAGAAAAAATCATCAGTTTCATTTATAACATCTAATACTGTTAATCTATTCTGTGTACCATTAAGTTCATAATTAAATATACCATTGGAAGTGGTAGCTGTTAGTGTATTACGAAGTCCTGACCAATGCCAAGCATTCTCTACATCTATTAAAGCATCATTAACTAACACCCCTATTAATTTAGAGTATGTTGTTTCATTTACAGATGCTACAGTTCTTTCCCTTAATCGTTTTAAAATATTGTTTACTACTTGTAAGTATGTCATTTTATATTCCTATGTTGTACGGTACTTTTTTACTTTCTTTGCTACCTTTTTAGGTTGTGCTACAAACTGTTTACCTTTTCTATTACCTTTTGCTTTAGCAGCATTAGTAGCTCTTTTCTCAGCGGGTGTTAAAGCATTCCAAGCTGCATCCGGTAAGTATCTTCTTTTACCATTACTAGGTTTACCACTAGATGTTCTCCACTTTTGATTAGTCCAATCAGTTAAACTTTGTTGTCTTTTAGTTTTATTAGACATAACCACCACCTTTAGCTTTATATTGTTTAGCTAACATTTGAGCTTTACGAGCTGACCATTGTCCGGGCTTACCACCCTTACTACCTGCTTTAATTTTGTTAAAAAGATTTTTACGCATAGTAGGTTTAGTATAATTACCTGCTTTATTTACTGTACTTTTTTTTGTTTTCTTTTTTACCATTTTACTTTATTCGCCCAATAAGCTGCTGACATTTTTCCTTTAGCTATATTTTTACCATGTCTAGCTTTAAATGATTTTCTTTTTGCTTTCATTTTAGCTGACTCCCCTGATTTAGGTTTACCTGCTGTACTAGCTCCTTGCTCTCCAAACCTAATAGTTTTTATTTTATCACCTTGTTTAGCAACTACTACATGAGATTTCTTAGGATGGTTAGGGGTACGTTTAGGTTTATTATAACAACATACACCTGCTTTTTTTAACCTGCTGTCTTTTTTCTTATCTGTCATAATTTATGTGGCATCCTTCCACGATAGTACAATCTTCTGTACTGACCATTGATTTTCCTATTTGGATGTGCCGCCATTATTTTTGCAAGTTTATACATATTGCCTCCTTATAACTTAGTTATACCACCAAAGCTAGATAGCCATACTATTAAACTTATAGATACAACACCCATAATCCACATTAGTTTTTTAGATACACTTTTACCAACTTCAGCATATACTTTTTCTAATGCTCTTCCAGCTGCTTTTTCTGCTATTCTATCTATGTCAGCTTCCGTTAAAAATTTTTGTTTTTCATTCATTTGTATCCCCTTACAATTTTATTTGATGGTATTACTTTATTATTAACAATACCAGATGTTATTTTATTTTTAATAACACCCATAAACATTAATGTATATACAGGTTTATTTGCTTTTATTTCGTGAAACTGATTATGCGATAACTTATTAATCCATTTCTTTTTTGTTGCAATACCATTTACAACTTCTGTATATGAACCCCACAATAAAAAAGATATAAAAGAACCTTCGTGATTATGTGGTATTTGTTTAATTGCAAATATTTTAGAAAATAATACAGTAAAATATGGTGTCCAAATACCCCACCGTTTTAACATGGGATTGCCAGTTCTAGTAATCACATGGCTAGAACCAATACCACATTGATTATAAATCTTTGAGAAGAACTTTATCATAGCCACCACTTCCATCTTCTTTAGGAATCATTATATATTCTTTAATATCTTCTTTATTAACTTCTTGTGCAATTCTGTTGCCGTGATTATCATAGTTAGGTATAACAATCTCTGTATCAGCAAGATTAGTTAATTCATCTGCAAAATCACAGGTATATTCAACAAACAAGTTTTCTCCTTTTCCATACACCATATATCTTTCTAAGTGTGCAAACAATTGAACTGACTGCAATTCACCAGCACTATTAAATTGAAATTTATATGAATCTTTCTCGTGTAATGTTTTATCTTTAGAAATAGGCATAACTACATCAGATTTTAATGATGTAGCCCACGCCCATATATCATCATTTGTGCCTTGAACATATAAGGCTTGAGTGTTTTGTAATTCAAAGTTTGCATTACATATATCTGATATACGATATACAGTAATCCCAGCACCTAAATCTACAACAGGTGTTGCTTGATTATGCTTATAAAATATTTCAATCGTCTTAGTTTGTGTATCAAGATTATAGATATATCTCATAAAATCTGCATCAAGTAATAAACTGTTTTGGAATTTACTGCTGTCTTTATGGTCTTGTTCTACTGAACATTGATGGAAAGTAATTACATTGTCGTCCATATTGACACCCCATATCATAATAGGAAATGGGAATGTTTCGTTGGTAAATACATCAGTAACTCTTTTCTTAACTGCTACTGTTTCTGCATCTTCACTACCAGCCCAATAAACTCTGTTGACTACTTTTTTATTATTTATAAATGCTCTAAATAAAATCACGATACCGCTCCATAAATTGTTCCTGTTGCTGTATATGTTATAGAATTACCATTCAGATTAACAGCTTTTCCACCAGCTCCACCTGTACCACCAGAAGATGCACTAGTACCACTACCACCAGCACCATTTGCACCAGCACTTGCAGTATTAGCTCCACCATTACCACCAGCTCCACCTGTTGCTGTACCCCAAGCTGTGTTTGTTGTGCCAGCTCCACCTGTACC